ACCGTTATCATGTAGAGCTTGCCCTGATGCTGTTGGCGGATGCGCCAGCGGTTGCCGTGTTGTTCTATGGTCATTTTTTCTCCTTTTCAAGTAAGAACTCTATATATTCAAGTGCCTTTTCTTTACCTTCCGGGGAAAGCTTGGAAATTTTAGCGACTATCTTATCTTCTGTGCTTCGTTTAAGTGTGGCACCGATCACCATCGGATCAGCGCCCTTTCCGCTGACAAGATATACCTTCGGACTTCTTTTGATAACTTTGAGAGTGGGAGTTGCTTTGATGGCAAGACCTTTTACAGATTTAACGGTGATGGGCTTTCTGTCTATCAGATCGGACTTCTGCACACCGAAATAATTAGCAAGCTTTTCAAGTTTTCCGATACGTGGTAAGGCGATGCCACGACACCATGTGTTGAATGTCTGCTGTGAGACTCCCATCGCCCTGGCTACTTCGATTTGCTGCTTGCCGCTTCGGTTGAGTGCATCCCTCAGATTGTTTGCGAATATGCGCTTTTGTTCTGCATCTGAAAGTGTAATTGTCATTTTGAAAACCTCCCTTTCATATACCACCATAATAAACGAAAAAACAAACAAAAGCAACTCGAAACAAACAAAAATATGATTTTGGTATTGACAAACAAATTTAAATTGTATATTATGTTAACAGTTCCACAAACACAACTGAATACAAAATATCAGGGAAAGGAGGGGCAGGATGGACAACTTCCAGATATCCCTGGCAGCCGCAAGAGTCAACGCTGACAAGACGCAGGAAGACATATCGAACTTCATGCACGTTAGCAAGAACACGGTTGTTAATTGGGAAAAAGGAACAACGGAACCCACCATATCACAGGCCAGAAGGCTTGCCGCATACCTTAATATGCCGCTTGACCGTATTATTTTTATGCCTTCAGAAACAAATTAAATTTGTTTTGAACGAAAGGAGCACCACATGCCAAGAGTCAATTTAGATAAAACCTCATACACGGAGCACCGCTTCTCTGATCTTGTGCGTGGTGAACTTGTGCGACAAGGCAAGAAGCGACAGGAGCTGGCGGACTACCTGGGGAAGACTCCACAGGTCATCGGTCAGAAGCTGGCGGGCAAAGTGGTCTGGACGTTGCCAGAGATGGTCCAGACAATGGACTTCCTTGACATCACATTCACGATAGGGGGCACGATATGAAGGCACTATTGATGGCCCTGCTCCTGAGCGTGACGCATCCGACAGCACCGATCGAGCCGTGCACGGTATGGCAAGCGGTACAACGCTATGACTTCATAGAAGAACATCATTTGAAGCGTGTGTATCTGTCATGCTACTTGGCAACCGGCAACAACTGCGCAGACGGTACGGCGCCAAAGGAAGGCGTTGTCAGCAGTAACAAGGAGCATCTGGGGATGGATTGCATCGTCTACGATGATGACCTCGTGGCAGTGATGCGGCTGGAGTGCAGAGATGTCGGCGGACACAAAATGCTCAGGGAAGGCACAGCAATTGATGTTTTCAAATCATCATATGAGCGGGCAGTGGATACTCAAAAGCGCTACGGGTCATATGTGTGGGTTGAGTGGATTCCAAGAGAGGAGGGCACGGATGAAGATTGACATCACATTAACGGAAAGAGAGCTGAAGCGGCTGGAAAGGATACAGAAGGCCTATAAAGAGCGTGGGCTTGATTACACACTATCAGAGACCTTGAACATTGTCACCCACGGATACATCCAGTCATACCTTGACCAGCGGCTTGATGACATGGAAGAGCAACTATTTATCGAATCACGGAGGATAAGAGCATGGAAATGAACCGAAAAGACATCAAACACCAGCTTGCACTGATGGCACAGGACCGTATATTCTGCCGCAACGCGCACACACAACAGAAGATACTGGGAGCCCTGCTTGCCGTGTGTTCTATGGTCGCATGGATCACTCTGACCATATATGACACCGTGCAGATCTGGTGGGGCGTGGAGCTATTCCCGCTGATGTGCATCGGATTCTATCTCATGCTTACCAAAAACAACCACATTTGGAATCTATACATGAAAGGAGAAGAGGATGATTGACAGAGAAGCAGAGCTTGACGCGCTGTACAGACAGTACAAAACCGTCAAAGACACCATCAAGGCCATTGACGACGGTGCGGCGCTGATAGCGATCATCACACCCAGCAAGACCGTAGACACTGAAGACATCTTTGACAATCCCAACTATCTCAAGCAGATGCGCGGCGATTTGCTGTACTACCGGCAGGACTTGCGGCATCAGCTGATAGACATATTGCAGGAAGAGGATGCGGGAGAGCTGGGGATTGATGAAAGTGAAGAAGGGAGAGAGAAACATGGGAAAGCTTAAATGTGAGCTTTACAACGACAGCATGCAGGGCTGGAAGTGCTACCCCATACAGAAGGCACAGCTCATCATCGCGGATGTTCCGTACAATGTAGGGACCAACTTCTATGGGAGCAATCCTTCCTGGTACATCGGCGGCGACAACAAGAACGGCGAAAGCAAGCTGGCGGGCAAGGCAGCATTTGCAAGTGATTTTAATTTCAATCTGTATGAGTATTTTCACTTTTGCTCAAGGCTGATGCGGAAGGAGCCGCAGAGGGGGGGGGGTACGTAGTACTTCGTCAGATGCGCCCTGCATGATCGTGTTCTGTTCGTTTCAGCAGATGCACACGCTTATCAACGCGGCGGCAAAGCATGGATTTGTTCACTATATACCATTGACATTCATCAAGAAAAGCTCACCGCAGGCGCTCAAGGCGAATATGCGCATAGTGGGGGCAACAGAACACGCCCTGCTGTTCTACCGCTCATACCTTCCGAAATTCAGAAACGGCGTTGAAAAGGACGCGGAAGGCAAGCCGATCAGAGGCACAGGGCATATGGTGCTTGACTGGTTTGAATGGGAGCGTGACGGCAAGGAAATCCCCAAGATACACCCCACGCAGAAGCCTGTCAAAGTACTCAAGCGACTGATAGAGATATGCACCGACCCCGGCGATGTTGTAATTGATCCGTGCTTCGGTTCAGGCAGTACGGCAAGGGCGGCACTGGAAACAGGGCGCAACTTCTACGGATTTGAAATCAATAAAGAATTTTACCGCAGAGCCAAAGCAGAAATGGTGGGCGGATATGAGCCACCACTGCAGATGGATATCACGGAATACTTAAGAAAGGAGGCACAAGCATGAAACTGTATGACATCGTGAACGAGCTGCAGGACTTCGTCACGGCGAACGAAGGGCTTGAAGACGAACAGGCCTACAAGGACACGCTTGAAGCTCTGCAGGGTGAGCTCAATGACAAGGTCAGCCAATGGGGGCGCTGCATCCGCAACCTTGAAGCGGAGCGGGACGCCATCAAGGCAGAGGCTGACAGGCTGGCAAAGCGTGCGCAGAGCATCGACAAGCAGACGGCATACATGAAGGACACGCTCCTACAGTACCTTAAGGCGGCAGGGGTAAGCAAGGCAGGGGATGCAGTTATTAAGGCGTCAATCGTGAAGAATGGCGGCAAGGCGCCCGTGATTATCAGCATCAAGGAAGATGACATCCCCAAGAAGTTCAAGAAAACAACGTACACCGTCAACAAAGAGGCTATCAGAGAGACGCTTGAAAGTGGCAAGAAGCTGTCATGGGCACACATCGGAGAGACAGGAGAGCGCATCAAGATAAGTTAAGGAGAGAGCCACATGAGCAAAGAGAAGGTCAAAGAAGACATTGAGGATATCATCTGCAGTTTTGATATCAGCGCCCTGGATGACAACACCATCACAGCGATCATCGAAGCAGTGGCGGATTATATCGTAGAGAATGATTGAAAGGAGAAAAAATTATGGCAATACCTGTTTTAGTTTTAGGACGTAGTGGGAGCGGCAAGACTTACTCCCTCAAAAACTTTAAGCCGTCAGAGGTCGGCATCCTGAGCGTGGAGAAGGGGCGCTTGCCCTTTAAGAGTGAGCTTAAGGTCGTGAAGGTAAAATCCTACAACGACGGAGAGCATACACCGGCACAGGCTAACGCGGCGCGTTATAGCTGGATAGAGAGCGCCATCAAGTCATGCAAGATGAAGAGCGTTGTTGTTGACGACAGCCAGTACCTTCTGGCGAATGAATTGTTCGATAGGGCATACGAAAAGGGCTATGACAAGTTTGTCGGCATCGCTGCGAACTTCCGCGGACTTATCCACAGCATCAACGAAATGGAAGAGGAAGACAAGATAGTGTACTTCCTGCATCACTCAGAGCTTGACGCTGACGGTCGCGAAAAGGTGAAGACCATCGGTAAGATGCTGGATGAAAAGCTCTGCATTGAAGGTTGTTTTGACATCGTGCTGTTCTGCCAGGATCAGAAGTTTTTCACCCAGGCGAACGGTCAGAGCGTGGCTAAGTCGCCCGAAGGCATGTTCGAGCTTGAAATACCCAACGACCTCAAGGCCGTTGATGATGCTATCCGTGAATATTACGGACTTAAGACCGAGACTAAAAAAGATAACAAAAAATAAGGAGGAATAAAATCATGCAGAAACCACAGAATTATGACAACACAAAGGCCGGCGGAGACTTCACCCCCATCGAATTAGGCGGACACCACCTCATCATCAAGAACGTGGAAGAGACTACCAGCAAGGCAGGATCACCGATGCTGAAGGTGTATTTTGACTTCGCAAAGAACGACAGACAGCCCGATTATATGTCTACAGAGTTCAAGAACGATATCCGCCCCGACAAGAAATGGCCCCACGCCGGCACCCAGTACATTCTGACAGAGGACAAGGACGGCAACTGCTCCAAGTCCTTCAAGAGCTTCATCACCGCATTTGAGAACTCAAACAACTGTAGCGCAATCTGGGGCGATAAGTTCGCGGGGCAGTTTAAGAACAAGAAGATCGGCGGCGTGTTCGGTGAGGTTGAGAACGAATACAACGGCAGACGCACTATGCGCCATGAGCTTCGTTGGTTCTGCGCAGATGACAAGGTGGACACCGCAAGCACTCCCGAAGCGCGCTATCTCAACGGCAAAGCAAGCGATACGTTGGGCGGCAGCAGTACCGCATCCAGCGATGATGGTTTTGTGAACGTGCCGGACGGAGTGGATGAGGCTGCACCGTGGGAGTCATAAGTTATGGAGCTTTGGATTGACAGTAGGGAAAAAAAGAACGAACTGAAGCGCATCCAGAAGCAACTTGACCGCCTTGATGTTACCTATTTTGTGTCAAAGCTCTATGTCGGTGATTATATGAGCCTGGATAACCCCAGGCTCGTCATCGACAGGAAGAAGGACCTGCAGGAGCTCTGCGGCAATGTTACTCAGCAGCATGAGCGGTTCCGGGATGAGCTGATCCGAGCCAAGCAACACGGCATACACATCATCATATTATGTGAGCACGGTGACGACATCCAAGAGCTTGAGGACGTCATCTTCTGGAAGAACCCACGCTCCGAAGAGATGGAATGGCGAATGGTAGACGGACACCCGGCGAAGGTTTACAAGTACCCGAAGGCAACAAGAGGCGATCAGCTGTATAAGTCCCTTGACACTATCCGCAAGCGCTATGATGTCGAGTTTAAGTTCTGCAACAAGTCACAGGCAGGCGCGGAGATAGTGAGACTGCTGGGAGGTGATAAGGATGGCAACTGATAACGGATGGATAAAAGTATTCAGGCATATTTTGAAAGATCGTGGGCTGTGGTTGATAAACGAGCCATACGACTCACGAAGCGCTTATTTGTATCTGGTATTGAATGCTCAGTACAAAGATTCGACCATAACTGGCAGATATACCAAGCGAGCAATCACCATCCCGGAAGGCGCACTGATAAGGTCTTTGCAAGATTTGAGCAAAGAATGGGCATGGTCAATCGGCAAAACGAGACGCTTTTTGAGCAGACTATCCGACATAGGAGCCGTCACAGTAACGAGCACAAGAGACGGCACACTGATAACCCTTGTAAATTATGGCAAAACTGAGGATGAGCGGCACACCTCCGAGCACACCAACGAGCACGATGTCGAACACGATCATAGACACGGACACGAACACGGAGGCAGACAGGGAGTCGAACACGGAGGCGGGATACATAATAAGAAGGATAAGAATAGTAAAGACATCGTTAAGAAGGATAAAGAACTAAAGAAGGGGGCTACGCCCGGACTTAAATCTTTATGGGAGAATCCGGAATGAAAAAGCAAATAATTGATATATCAAAAATCAAAAAAGCCATTGAAGTGCTTAAGCCGGATAACCAGCTGTTTGAGATAAGGATACTCAAAGGCAAGACAACTATCAGCGGATACTTCACAAGCGTTGAGACACTGGAGCAGGCATTCAAGACTGTTGACTTAAGGGGAGCGAATATATTCTATACACTGAACGTGATAGACCCCGCATGTTACAGCAGAGAGCAGCAGGATCACTTTGTGCAGAGCAAGACCACAACAAGCGATGGCGATATAACTGCCTATCAGTGGTTGTTGATTGACCTTGACCCAGTACGCAGGAGCGGGATAAGCAGCACGGATGAAGAGCTGACCATCGCTCATGATCGTAGTGGGATGATAAAGAGCTATTTGAGAGATAACGGCTGGGGGGACCCTATCGAGGCACTGTCCGGGAATGGCATCCATTTGCTTTACGCGATAGGACTGCAGAACAACAAAGAGAACGCACAGCTCATTGAAAAGGTGCTGAAGGCGCTGGCGCTACTGTTCAACGATGACAAGGTGGAGGTTGATACTTCCGTGTTCAATCCGAGCCGTATATGCAAATTGTACGGCACAAGGGCACAGAAGGGCAGCGACACCAAGGACAGGCCGCACAGGATGAGCAGGATCCTGGAAGTGCCGGATGAACTGCTGCCGATAAGGAAGGATAAGCTTGATGACCTGGCTGCAGAGTATCCGCAGGAAGTGAGCAAGCCCAAGACGGAAAGCAAGAGCACGTTCAACCTTGACGACTGGCTGAACTTCTACGGTATCAGAGTGCAAACGGTGAAGGAATGGAAGGACGCGACCAGATACGTGCTGGAAGAGTGTCCCTTCGACAGCAACCACAAGGCACCCGATGCGACCATCATCAAGATGCAGAGCGGCGCGATCTGCTTCAAGTGCCTGCACAATTCCTGCAGCGGCAGAGACTGGCGAGAGCTTCGGCTTAAGTTTGAGCCGGACGCATACGATGATAAGAAGCTGGAGAACGATGCCAGGATAGAGGAAGGCTACAGACAGCATAAAAAGTACCTTGAATACAACTACAACAGGGATGACCTGACCTACGAGCCCGAAGTCGCTGATGTTGAGCATCCTGAGCAGATGTTTGAGACACCTATAGACATCTACAACAAGCCGGCGCGTGAACGTGTCTGCATACAGACAGGGCTGAAGGACTTTGACAAGAAGACAGGCGGATTGGCAAAAGGGGAGATATCACTTGTCAGCGGACTGCGCGGATCCGCGAAAAGTACCTGGCTGTCACAGGTAGCGATCAATGCCAGGAACCAGGAATATAAGACCGTGTTTTACTCCGGCGAACTTAAAGACACGCGCTTCATGGATTGGATGGCTCAACAGATAGCTGGCAAGGACTGGGTTAAGAAGAGCACATCATACGATAACTACTGGTATGTCAGCGACAAAGGCATCAAGTGCAGTATCGCGGAATGGATGAACCCATACTTCCTGCTCTACAACAACGACTATGGGAGCAACTTCAAACAGATCACAAGCGTACTGGGCAACCTGTTGAAACGTACAAAGGCTGACCTTGTTGTGATTGATAATATGAGCATCCTTGACTTGTCGGATATCACGGACGACCGCAGGGCGGACAAGTGGGACCAGCAGAAGCTGTTCGTTGAGACACTTAAAAACCTTGCAATGCTTGGCAACTGTCACATTGTTTTTGTGGCGCATCCCAGGAAGGCGGCGGGCTTTCTCCGCTTGGATGATGTCGGCGGCAGTGGATCACTTGGCAATCTGGTAGACAATGCCTTCATCGTGCACCGTGTCAACCGCGACTTCCGCAGAGGATACAAGCGCGACATTCAGGGCATACCCGACAAGGGCAAGAGCTTTGTGGATGATGAGGACGAGGCACGGGCAGAATTGGGCGACAACTGCATTGAGGTGGTGAAGGAAAGAGAGACAGGCCTGCAGGATTTATTCATCCCGCTGTGGTATGAGCTGGAGTCTAAACGGTTGTTGAATTATCCGGGCGAGGCTTTCAAGTGGAAGTGGAACGAAGAACACACAAAGAGCGATATGGCACCTTGGGAAATGGAGGGAGAAGAATGAAAGCAGAACTCAAAGCAGGGCATCCCGTATATGATGCGATGACGGACTTATTCAAGTTCCATCGTGAGTATGGAGTGCCTGAGCATGATGATAGCTACTGGGCAGAGCTAACGAAGAGAGCAGGGGAGCTCAGGGCGAAATATGAGAACACGGATGTTGAGCACTTAGTCAATCGGCATCTGATCGAAACATTGGTGATGCTGGATGCTATGGCAAAGAGGGGGTGAGCGGGATGGTGCAGATGTCAATATTTGACTTCATGCCAGCAGACGACGGCGACACGTTGGAAGGTAAGACCATCGCTCAGATAGCTGCAGATATCTCCATGATTGTTGGCGTCAATTTCAATCCCAAGACATGGGCGGATGGCGAAGTTCAATATGTGGCACGACTTGACAAGAATAATACGCTCACGCTGTCAGAAGACCACTATAACACCGAAGACGAAGAGAACGGCAAGCGCTTCATCGGATGTGGTTACGACTTTGAAGATAAAAGCAGCGGCGGAGCGCCTTGCAACACGATAGATGAAGCGGTGGCATACTTCCGCAAACGGATAGAACAGTACAAGACCATGAAGGAGTTATGCAAGCAGAAGGAGGACAGAACATGACACACGAAGAGAAGCTGGCAGCCGCCAGAATGTACTACCGCGACAAGCGCGATTATTGCAAGCGCCACCACCTCTGCTATGCGTGCATGCAGAAGATAGGCGAAGGCGGCACCCAAACACATTGCGCGGTCTGTAGAAAGCGTCGGAACTGGCTGGCGCGTGAACAGCGCAAAGCATGGAGCCCCGAAAAGCGCGCACATGTCGCAATGGTTCAGAAACTGTGGAGAGAGCGGCAGAAGGAGGCAAGGCATGAAGCGAACGGTTGAAGAGTATCAAGAATATCGGCGTGGAGTGGTTAGGATGGCACAGCGCAAGAGAAGGAAACGCGCAGAAGAGATGGGGCTGTGTCTCTGCTGTGTCAAGAACAAGCCTGAGCCCGGATACAAGACATGTAGAGAGTGCAGGCTGAGGATTACGGCGTACAACAGGACGCGCAAAATGGCTCAGAATGGAAAATAAATCAGAGGTGGCACAATTTACCACTCAAACAATTAGAACGTCTCTATGGGGCAGAGAGCGGCCTTGTGGGGGCACATGAAAGGAGATACGCGGATGCGATACGGACTCCCATACAAGGGAAGTAAAAACGGGATAGCTGAATGGCTGGTGGACGAGCTCCCGAAAGCTGAAATCTTTATTGACTTGTTTTGTGGCGGTGGAGCGATTACTCACAGGGCGATGCTGTCAGGTAAGTACAAGCGCTTTATCATGAACGACATTGATGGACGGCTCCCGATATTGTTCAAAGACTGTGCGCGTGGCAAATACACGGTTGAAAACCATCCCGAATGGGTGACGCGTGAAGAGTTTAACGCCAAGAAGGATATTGATGCTTATATCGCTCTTGTTTGGTCGTTTGGCAACAACGGAAAAGATTATCTGTATGGGGCAGACATAGAAGACATGAAGCACGCCTATCATAAAGCTGTCTATGAGGGCGATACAGACGCGCTAAAGCCTTATGGGTATATTTTATCACCTTCGGATGCAAAGACCGTCTACGGGCGATATTTGGACTATCAGAGGCAAATAAAAAAACAGACCCCACAGATTCAGCTTGAGGTGGTAACGAGGCAGACGGAGATTGAACGCTTACAGAGCCTTCAAAGCTTACAGAGCCTTCAAAGCTTACAGAGCCTTCAAAACTTACAGAGCCTTCAAAACTTACAGAGCCTTGACCGTGACTATGCTGACGTTGATATCCCTGATGGTGCGCTCATTTATTGTGATATCCCGTACAAAGGGAGCAACTGCGGAAAGTACCAAGGCTTCGACCATGATCGCTTCTACGCGTGGGCACTTGAGCAGGAAAACATCTATATCAGCGAGTACAGTATGCCGGAAGGCTTTATCCCGTTCGCACATCGTGAAAAAACCGTTTTGAGCGCTGCAGATGGCAACAATTACAAGGCGGATGAAATTATCTTCACGAATGAGCGGACATATTACAATCTTGAAACCAGCAAGCGTGAATACATGAAGCTGAACTTCGCAGAGCAGTTGTCGCTCTTTGACATCGGCTTCAATCCATACCAAGAATGAAAGGAGACAGACATGCCAAGTAAATTTATACGCAACGGAAACAAGACCATCGACCGCATGAAGATGATGCGGCAGACAGAGTACCTTGTCCCCCACATCTATGCAGCGATCGCGTGCGAGCTCTGGGACATGGGCTGGGAGTCGGAACAGATTCAGGACTTGTTCGCCAAGTCGCAGGAACGCTGGCTCGACAGTGAGCGCAACGGCTGGGACATGCTGCAAAACGTGGCGGATGTCACCGGCATTGATGTCCAGTACTTCAAGAAGACTGGGAATATCGTATAGGAGGGCGGAATGAAAGCAATTATTGAAATGGATGGAAGAAACCTAATAGAAGTTAGGGGCAAGGATTTAACAATTGATTCAAATATGCTGACAGGCGAAATATACGTTATTGATAGGGCAGACGATAGACGGGTATATTGTGGGCATAAGTCCTTAATAAATTGCGTACATATCATCGACAACATGGATGATGTAATTACAGGATATCTTTCAGCAATAAGAGCAGACGGAGGTGATGGCGAATGACAGTTGAATTTCATCATGGAGCACTTGCTGATACATACGAAAAACAGGCAAGAGCGCAGGGGCTTACTTTTGGGGAAGATGCCAAATGGGTGCAAAAAATCGGTTTTGGTCTTGTGTGTGCGCACATACATGGGTGCATAACAGACGGAGAATATGACAAGATTTTGCGAAGATTTCAGCAAAAGGTGTTGCTTAAAAAATTGAAACCGTACAGAGATGGAGGTGATGCGGAATGACAAGAGAAGAAAAGATAAATACTCTTAAAGCTATAATTCAAGAATGTGAAGAGTATCAATGGCAAAGAAAAGAAACACTTTTTGAAATTATCAAAGAATTAGAGCAAGAGCTTTGCGGTGATGCGATAAGCAGACAGGCGGCGATTGATGCGATATTCTTCGAACCGCTTTATAAACCTGGTATGAAGAAAAGATATGCGGAAGAGGCTGTGCCCGCAATCTTTGAAAAAATAAAAGCATTACCACCCGTCACACCACAATATACCGATGCTGAAATCCAAAAGATGCAAGACCTTGAATTTGCTGAAATACAAAAGGCTTATGAAATCGGCAAAGCGGAAAATCCGAACAAGTCGGAAATCCCGACAGGTTGGATTCCTGTTAGTGAGAGGTTGCCGGAAACACATCAAGATGTTTTGCTTGAATTAAGAAGTGGGGAAATGTTGACGGGGTTTAAAGCAGAAACAGAGCCGTATTTCTATTGTCATGGTGTGGACGGTTGTTATGTTGAACCTCAAAATGTTCTTGCATGGCAACCTTTACCAGAACCATACAAGGCAAGCCCGACAGGTGAGGAGGTGGAAGAATGACTCTGTTTAAAATCATA